GTCGATCTCTCGCTCTGCCATTGCCTTGTTGGCCTTGGCCGTCATCAGGTGATCAACCCACATTGCGTCATCACCCTCAAGCTCTAGCGGCGGTGCGTCATCGTTTGTGCGACTGTAGGCAACAGCACCGTCAGCCGGAGAGGTCACAGGATACCAGTCAATATTTTTTCGGCGATTTTCAAAATCAACAATGGCCTCGCGGATGCGGCGCTGCACGACCTCATCAGCGCGGTAAACAAACAGCCGCAATTCTGTGCCTTGGTACAAGACCGCGACACATCCATACGACAGGCCAGTACACATCATCTGCGCCTGCAATTGCAATGGGCCTCGATGCGGTGCTGGTATTTCCTCTGGCCGTGCGCTAGTCAGCTTGGCCTCAAGGACGCCTTGACCTGCCATCTCAACAATCCCGCCCTGCGGCACATAAATGCCATTAGCCCAATCAGCCTTGACCGGCTTATTGCCTACGCCAGTGCCATCAAGGCTGGCGGCGAATGGCAGGTGGTCGTGATGATAGGGCTTGTCAATGTCGATCTCAACATTGGTCAGGTTGAGACGCTTGGCGGCTTCCCGCAATATAACTGGCTCTAAGGTATCTCCCCAATACATCGCTTGGTTCTGATCAAACCATTCCTTTTCGCCGCCCTCATCCAGCTTGACCATCTCAGCCAGCAATTCGTTCCGGGTCTGATATGGTGATGCGTTCAGCAAAACCGGGGTACGGCTTGCGCTCAACTCGAAATCGCTAGTTAATTTTCCAACCATTTTATTGCCCCCCAAAGCGAGCCATCAAATACCAGAAGTTCCAGTCTGTGATGGCGTTGGTGAAAAAAGTAATTACAAATGCTGTTACAAACAGCATACCGATAGTGTCTTTAACCATTAGTTTGCTCCCATTAGATTGCGCACGCTGGATGCGTGCCAGTTGCCACCGAGTGCGGTGGGGATGCCAGCTTCATTAAGCTTGGCGGCGATGGTGCGTAGTGAGGCACCAGCCTCACGCAGCACCGAGACGATAGGCATTGCCTGCTTGGCAACAACATTAGTACGCGCAACGCGCTTGGCTGCTGACGCACGGCCAGCAGCGGCAGGGTTGGGCGAGCCGAGCTTAACGCCGCGAGCCTTGGCAGCAGCCAGTGCAGCCTTGGTGCGCTCGCTGATCTTGCGGCCTTCCCATTCAGCAAAGACAGCAGCCATCTGCAAGAAGGTACGGTCGGCCTCTGGCATGTCAGCGCAGACGATTGGCACGTTAGCCTCAAGCAAGCCAGTGATGAAATGCACGTTACGCGCTAGGCGGTCGAGCTTGGCGATGAGAAGCGTTGCGCCAGTGCGCTTGGCCTCGGCCAGTGCAGCGGCTAGTTCCGGGCGCTGGCTCTTCTTGCCGCTTTCCACCTCAGTGTACTCAGCGGCGATGTTGTAACCGGCAACGGCGCTGCGTTGTGCCTCAAGGCCAAGACCGGACTGGCCCTGACGCTGAGTTGATACACGGTAATAAGCGATGTATGTGGTCATTATGCCGCCGCCTTAGTTGTTGCCCAAAACCGATCTGCGGCTGCGCGTTGATATGCCGAAACTTTTAAGCCAAGCTGATCACGATGATGAACGTACATCCAAACGTGTTCGTCATATTTTTCAGTGACGCCGTTGGTGTCCAATTCTGTAACTGCCATTGAATAATAGATTGCAATCATTTCGATTGCGTTTGCCTGCTTTTTAGTAAGTTTAGCCATCTGTCTGTCTCCCTTTTGGTTAGTAGCCAATAATGATTATATATTCTATATCACAATGTGTTACAAGTGGTATAGGCAAATTATTTTACAAATGTAAGGAAATCAAACAGATGGCCGGGATAAAAAACCAAATGCTGAGGCTCCGCAGCGACACAGTTGACAAGTTGCGGGCAATGCTGGACGTGTCGCCGCATCGTTCTATGTCAACGCTGGCCGATGAAATACTCGATGCCGGGTTGACCAAGATGATCCGCGACCAAGACAGCGGCAAGGCGGCTGAGACTATGCGCTCGCTGGCAAACCGCAATGGTTAACAGCCGCAACAAGGGTGCCAGCTTCGAGCGCGAGCTTGCCAAGCTGTTGTTTGAAGAGCTTGGCCTGACGTTCAAGCGCGACATAGAACAGTATCGCGCTGCCGACCACGGCGACCTGATCTGCGTTGAGATGCCTGACTTTCCCTTCAGCATTGAGGCAAAGCGGTATCGCGCTGGGTACGGCATCCAGCCCGCTTGGTGGGATCAGTGCTGCGCCAGTGCATTGGCGACACACAAGCTGCCCTTGCTGGTTTATAAATATGACCGCTTGCCTATTCGCTGGCGCTTCCCGGTTGCTGCGGTTGCTGGGATGGACAACTACCTGCCAGCGGGTGACATACACGAGCAGTACGACTGGCGTTACGCGGTCGAGTGCGACCAGCTAACGGCGATGATGATCATCAGGGAGCATCTGGCTGATGCGTAAACAGTACGAAACCGCAGCCGACAGAGCAAAAGAGCAGGCACTAGCTGATGCCTTTGCCGCGCACGGCTATGATTTCTACAAGCTGCCAATACAGTATCGCCTCGACTTTGTGGTGTTTAAGGACAGCGAGGCCAAGGCATTTATTGAGGTGAAGCATCGCAACGTGCGGCTGTTGCAGTACGACACAGCGATGGTGAGCCTGTCTAAAGTAATACAAGCCCGGCTGCTGACGCAGCACACCGGCTTGCCAGCGTATTTGCTGAATGTTTATAAGGATAACATCGCCCGGTTTGATTTTGCGGGTGATTACGAAATTGGTAAGGGTGGCAGAAGCGACAGGGGCGATGCCCAAGACGCGGATATCTGCGCCTATTTTCCAATCGGTGGCGCAACCGTTTTGCGTAGTTCTAAAGTTTAGGAGTTAAAAATGGCTTTAGGTTTTACAGAGACTACATCATCAGGCGGCGGGGATTTTCTGCCTATCATGAAATTCAGTGCAAAGGATGGCTCATTTGTGAGGCAAGACCGGCACCAAGGGGCAGACGGCCACTGGGAAAAGAGCGAAACCGAAATGGATTTGCCTTTCAAGGTCGTGATGGATATGGACGCAATCGAGGTTGGCTTTATCGCCTTTACCACGACTGGCCCAGACTTTCGCTTCGTTAAGGTTGGCGAGCCAATGCCGGTCAAACCTAGTGATGAACACAAAGAAGGCTTTCGCATCAGGATGTACAACAAAGAGATCGGCCTGCGTGAGATGTCATCATCAAGCAAGATCGTGCGCAATCAGATGAACGATCTGCACGATGCGTATCTGGCTGGCAAGGCTGACAACCCCGGCAAGGTGCCAGTCATCGAGATCACCGGCTCTGATCGCATCCAGATCGAAACCAAGGCTCAAGGAACGCAGACGTTCCGCTCGCCTAAATGGGCAATCGCTGGCTGGGTTGAACGCCCGGCTGGCTTAGATAAGGCAGAACCTGCCCCAGAACCCGCCGCAGCAGTAGCGCCCGCTGCTGTTACCCCTTCAGTTGTTGAAGGCGCTGACCTGTTCTAATGCGGTGGTAGTGACCGGCGGTGGGTGACCCTCCCTTCCCATCGCCGGTCATGTTTAAGGGGCAAAGGGGGATAGGGATGAAGAGATGACAAATATAGCAGCATACATAGAACAGGTTGCCCGCCATTACTGGGGTGAGCCAAACCCGCGCCTGTCGAAAGGCACAGAGCTGCGCTGGGGTACGCACGGCAGCCTGTCGGTTTGTACGCGAAAGGGCGTTTGGAGTAATTTTGAAACCGGCGAAAGCGGCGGTGTAATTGATATGGTGAAGGCAAACGAGCCAGCGTCTATCAATGGCAACATACCTGACGTGCTGGAGCGCAAGTTTGGCATCAGCAAGCAGCAGCAAAAGAGCCTGCCAGTGACGCCGAAGATGTCTCGCGCTTATGATTACTATGACAGCGATGGCGTGTTGGCCTATCAGGTGCTGCGGTTCGATAACCCAAAGACATTCAGACAAAGACGCCCGGATGACAAGGGCGGCTGGATCAACAGCATCAAAGACATTGACCCGCTGCCATATAACTTACCGGCCATCGTGACTAACCCAAAAGCGCCGGTGTTTATTGTTGAGGGCGAGAAATGCGCCGATGCTTTGATCGAGCTTGGCCTGATCGCAACAACAAACAGCGGCGGGTCGAAGAACTGGAAACCGGAGCTTGCCCAGTATTTCGCTGATCGCAATGTCGTAGTGCTGCCCGACAACGATGAGGCCGGGCAAGCACACGCCGACACAGTGATCGCTGCGCTGCACGGCACGGTGGGCAAGATCAAGCGCCTCGACCTGCCAAACTTGCCGCCAAAGGGTGACGTGGCCGACTGGCTGATTGCGGGCAATGGCAAGAGGGTGTTGCTGGAACTAGCCAAGCAAGCGCCAGTGGTTGAGACAGCGCCAGAGGTCAAGCCTGATATTTACCCGCTGTATGATGAGCAGTATCTGATGACGATGCCGCCAGTCGAGTGGATGATTGACGGCGTACTAACCAAGCACGGCTTCACAGTGATGTATGGCGCACCCGGCACCGGCAAGTCATTCATCGCCATTGATATGGCATTGTCGATGGCGCACGGCTTGGCGTGGCACGGCAGGGCTACACGGCAAGGCGTTGTGCTGTACATTGCCGGTGAGGGCGTTGGCGGGCTGGGCAAGCGCGTCAAGGCTTGGAAGCTGCACAATCAGGTCGAGGATACCGGCTTGCTGCGCGTACTACCTATGGCCGTTGATATGATGGACGAGGAAAGCATCGACAAGCTGCTGCGTACTATTGACAGCCTCAATGAAGAATTTAGCTGTCTGGTGATTGACACAGTGGCTCGCAGCATGACCGGCGAAGAGAACAGCGCCACAGATATGTCGGCGTTCATCAGGGGCTGCGACGCGGTAAAGCATCACACCGGCTGTGGCTTGTTGGCAATCCACCACGCTGGCAAGGATGCGAGCCGTGGCATCAATTCTATGCGCGGTAGCTCGGCACTGGCTGGTGCGGCTGACACTGTGCTGTCGGTTGGCAAGGCTGAAAGCATCGTGGCGCTTGGTATGGAAAAGCAGAAAGACGCCGAGCCAATGGACAAAATCACGTTTGAAATGACGCCAGTGGCGTTGCTGGACGACACCAGCATCGTGATGAAACCCATCGAGGCGCAGGGTGCAACCAAAAAGCAAAACCTGTCGGCGAGGCAGCAACACGCATTCCAATCGCTGCAAAACACGCTGATAAAACTAAGCACTGACGCCTTGTCAGTGAGCCAATGGCATGAGGCGCACAAGGTCAAATCACCCGATTTAACGCCCGGACAGCGCAAGGATGCGCGGCAAGGGTTGCAGGATAAGGGTGTGGTGACTGTGCATGAGGGCAAAGTCTGGATTAACAAGGGGTTAGCGTAAAATGTGGGGTGACCATCCCACTTATATCGCACGTTCCGGCACAGGTGGGTGGGGTGTGATGATCTTTAGATCACACCCTACCATCCCACCCTACGTTTAGGAGAGGTAAAATGAAGGGCAAACGAGTACCAAAACCAAGCAAGCAATTCTATGCGCCTAGTCAGATGGCGATGCGCCGGATGCAGGATGCGCTGCATGAATACGACCGAGCCGCAACAGCAATGGAAGCGAAGTGGGGCATAGATAGATTGCCTTGGCTTTGTGAGCAGGGGCTGCGTGGTAGGTTTGAAGCGCAGATGGATAAGCTGAATGAGGCGATAGAAAGCCAGCACGATGTTGAGCATCAGGTGTCGGTGACGTTGCGGGGATTGGCTGCGCTTGAGCAGGCGGCTATCGCTGGTGGGCATGAACCGCTGACTGGTGATTATTGGGAAGCTCAGATGGATGATGGCAAGGTGCTGGCGATCACGCGCAATGGATATGAGGCAGGTAAGGTTGCCAGCGAGCATAGAGAGATGGTGGTCTACAGCGTTGATGAGATCGCAGCTATCGTGTCAGGCTGGCGCAAGGACAAGGCCGGGCAAGTGGCTGACATAGCCAAGGCGATGTGGCCGGGTGCCGCTGTTGAAAAGGTGAAGACAAGAACTGAAAAGGAACTGAATGATGAAATCCCTTTCTAGGAAATGGTCGGTGATGCCGTCACGAGCGGTCAATGACCGTGAATTGAAGGAACGCGAGTTGCGGGTGCTGGGCGCTTTGTGCATCCACACAAATGCGGCTGGTGTGTGTTGGCCGTCAATGGAAACGCTGTGCGCCGTGACAGGCTACGCAGAACGTGTGACGATCCACGCCGCGATGAAGGTGTTGAAGCGCAAGCGATATGTGCGGCAGCTACAGCCAAAGGATTACCAAGAGACATCAAGCGGCTGGAAAAGCAACAGGTATCAAGTGCTGTGGGATGGTGACGAGGCGTTGCCAACGTATGAAGAGATACACAACGCCAAACCGTTGCAGCTTGTGGCTGACCAAGATGATGCACACAATAAAGAAACAGGGGGTCTGGGGGATTTACAATCAGTCTCTCACACACCCGATGACCCGATCGCCGAGGCCATCACCCACACTTACATCAGCGCCGTGCAGCAGGCGACAGGTCAGGTCAGGATGTACGACAACGAGATAGCACACGCACGGCGGCTGGCCGCTGCTGGCTTTACTGCGGCTGATGTGAGGGCAGCAACACTGAACACCTGCGATGCTGCGCTTGAACGCAGGGCAGGGGTGCCATCGCTCTACGATGTTGCACAGGTGATGTCGTGATGTACACGGCAACAGACGTTGGTTTGTCGGTGTACGGCGCGGTCGATGACGATACCCGGCCACAGCAAGACCGACCCCTTGCCCCCCGCCTCTCTCCGCTTATCGATGGGGGTGTCACACAAAATTTTCGCACCGTTTGCCCGGACTGCGACAACGGCTTCATCCGCGAGCCGGATGGCTATGGTTGCGTCCAGTGGACATCGTGCTATTCTTGTGGGGGAACAGGAGAGGCCAATGATTGACGAGGGCGATGGCTCATTTGAGCGAAAGCTGAATAACCGGCAATGCCCGCGCTGTCGCAGCGCAATAAGGGTTGTGCGCGATGAGGCGCACAAGCGAGAATACGATTGCACTGTTTGCAACTTAAAAATTATTGACGTTAAGGGAGACACCGAAGGATGAACAGATACGAGTTATTGGACGCCGCCAAGGAAACTGTCGCTGATCGTGGCGAGGATTACGGCAGCATTTGGGAAAATCACGAGCGCATTGCTATTATATGGACGGCGCTAATTGGCATACAGATTGAGCCGGAGCATGTGGCTATGATGATGGCTGGGGTAAAGTTGGCGCGTTTAGCGGCCACGCCTGATCATCAGGATAGCTGGGTTGATCTGGCTGGCTATGCCGCAACAGGATCGGAGTGTCTGGATGTCAGAAAAAAAATCGCCAACGATTAGGCAGCAGCGAGCAGCGCTGGCTTCCTCCGATGAGGCTCGGCGCGAGGCCGTTGTGCAAGAGCTAGAGGCGATTGGTGCCGGTGAGGCGACTGACGTTATCCAGTGGGATGATATGGGCAGGGTCACGCTAACGCCCAGCGATCAGTTGTCGGATCGCGCCCGCCGGGCGGTTAAAAAGGTCAAGGTTACGCCCAATCAGTTTGGCAATCAGATTGAGGTGGAGATGCACGACAAGTTGTCGGCGTTGCGGCTATTGGCGAAGCATCGCGGGTTATTGGAGCCTAACAGTGACGGCGACAAGCCGAGCATGATTGGCATTAACATTACCGGGCCAACGGCGAAGATTGTCGAGATTGAGGGCGATGATGGGTAAGGTCATCGACATGAAGGATTATATCAGCGTCAGATTTTTTAAGAACGATATTTTGTGTGGCTATTGCAACCAGTTGACTAGGGGTCGTGTTTATGATGGCGGCGAGGCGATTGTTTGCACGGTGTGCAGCGGGCCTATGCTTGAGTTAACGAGTGACGAGTATTGCGGAGAAACTACTATTATTTTTGACCCAGAGGATTATGATGGCGCGAGCTAGAGCAGCAACAGACAGATCACCCCGGCGTAGGAAGCAACCGACCACTGAGGCTTTGGCGGGGTTAAATTTAGATTTTTCGGAAAGTCCGACCGTATGGGAATTTTTGCAAGACGACAGTTTCGTGCGTGGTCTGATGGGGCCAGTAGGCTCTGGCAAGACATTCGGTTCGTTAGCGGAAGTGATGTTGAGGGCGGTGAAGCAGGAGCCATCACCGATAGATGGGATCAGATATACCAGATTTGCAGTTATCCGAAACAGCTACCCGGAACTGCGCACGACCACAATTAAGACGTGGCAGGAATTATTCCCTGAGAATGTTTGGGGGCCAATGCGCTGGTCGCCGCCAATCACCCATCACATCAAGCTGCCGCCACGCGATGGCGTGGCTGGGCTTGATTGTGAGGTGATCTTTTTGGCGTTGGATCAGCCGCGTGACGTGCGCAAGCTGTTGTCTTTGGAATTGACCGGCGGTTTTATTGATGAGGCTAGAGAACTGCCAAAGGCGGTGGTTGATGGTTTGACCTCGCGTGTCGGTCGTTTCCCGACTAGGGCTAATGGCGGTTGCACTTGGCGCGGCGTGTGGATGAGTACCAACCCAATGGATAGTGACCACTGGTGGCACCAGTTAGCTGAGAAAAATCCTATTCGCGGAAAGTATCCTTGGAAGTTTTACAAACAGCCCGGCGGCGTTATTGAGGGAACTAAAGAACACGAGGGCGCTATATTCTCGGCTGATAAATATTGGATCAATAACCCGCAAGCTGAAAACACCAACAATTTGCCGCCCGGCTATTACGAGCAGCAGTTAGCGGGCAAGACCATTGACTGGATACAATGTTATGCCGGGGCTAAGTATGTTTATGTGCAGGACGGCAAGCCGGTCTGGCACGAGTTTGTTGACAGTATGATGTCGGCTGACGTGCATATCGAAGAGGGTTGGCCGGTTCACATTGGGCTTGACTTTGGTTTGACGCCTGCGGCTGTCTTTGGGCAGAAGATGCAGAACGGCCGGTGGCACGTTGTGCATGAGCTTGTTGCGTTTGATATGGGGCTTGAGCGGTTTTGCCATCACTTGCTGGCTGACATACAACAGCACTTTCCAAAGTCGGACGTGTTGATCTGGGGTGATCCGGCTGGTGTCAAGCGTGACGAGATATTTGAGGTGACGGCGTTTGAGCATCTGCGCACGATGGGGCTACACGCTAGGCCGACCAGCACCAACGATTTTATGGTTCGGCGTGAAGCTGGTGCTATGCCGATGAATAGGTTGATTGACGGCAAGCCCGGCCTGCTGGTTAATCGTTCTTGCGTTAAGGTTCGCAAGTCTTTGGCTGGCGGTTATCATTTTAAACGTATGGCAGTCGGCGCTGGTCAAGAGCGGTTCCGCGATGTGGCGAATAAAAACCAGCACTCGCACGTTGGTGACGCATTTGGCTATTTGATGCTTGGCGCTGGCGAGGTGCGGAACATTACGCGCAACAGCCAGTTTAGCAATCAGTTTAAACAGGCCACAGCAAATATGGATTTTAGTGTTTTTTAATGTGGCAGCGCGAAATAACCAACAATCGCCAAATCCAGATTGTGCCGTTTCATTGGACGCACCCCTATGCGGCTGATTTGCGGGAGCATGACAAGAAGGCTTTTAATCATATTCCTGACTATCAAGAGATGTTAAAGGCGTTCCAAGCCGAGGGCGGCGCTATCACGGCGCTGTGGCGCGGCAGGATTGTTGCCTGCTTGGGCTGCAATGTTATGTGGCCTAGTGTAGCAGAGGCGTGGATGATAACATCTATAGAATTTCCCAACATATCTACTACAGCGACAAGGGCAGCTATTAGATATTTCGATAAGATTTCTATAGAGTATCAATTAAAACGATTGCAGATCACTGTTGACACAGAAAACGAGCTTGCGATGCGGTGGGCAAAGGTGTTAAAATTCACGCCAGAAGGATTACTGCGCAAATATGGGCCGGGCAATTCTGACCACATGATGTTCGCAAAGGTTTACGAATGAGCAATCTTTTTAAAACCCCTAAAATGCCAACGCCGCAACAAGTTGCCCCAGAGGTGACAGAAGCGCAAAAACGGCAAGAAGAGCGCCTTGAAGCGCAAGAAGAAAGCCAAGCACGTCAAATGGCTGCTCGGCGCAGGGCTAGGCAGTACGGCGGTCGGCGTATGCTTATGGCTTCTATTCGCGGCGGCACAGCCGAAGATGAAACAACTTTAGGGTAATTGATATGAGCAATGTAGTTAAAAAAGTTGGCGGCGCAATTGGAATTGGCCCGAAGAAAAAAGCGCCTAGTATGGCTGTTGCAAATTTGGCCGCTACGGCTGCCGGAACCAGTGTCGAAGAAATGGCTGGTAAATTAACAGCGCAAAAGGCAGCTAGATCAGAACGAGCAGCGGCTGCTAAAAGACGTGGCCGCAGAGCGGGTCGCCGTGGGTTAATGATGGCTGGTCGCCTTGGTGGCGGCGGTGAGCAAGAAGAAACCAAGACAACATTAGGAGCGTAGTTATGCCGAAGAAAAAAGGTAAGGGTTACGGTAAGTAATGGAAAAGAAAAAAGAGGTTTGGGATAAGAAACGCCCAAAGGGTTTGGGCAAGCCAAAAGGTTTAAGCCCGGCACAAAAGCGCAAAGCGCAGCGAGCCGCAGCAAAGGCTGGCCGTCCATATCCTAACCTTGTCGATAACATGAGGGCGGCGCGTGACTAAGAAAGCGCATCAGGCTCCGGGCGGTGGATTGAACGAAGCTGGTCGCAGGCATCACGAAGCCAAGGACGGCGGCAATCTAAAGCGCCCAGTCAAAACTGGCACTGGGCCGCGCCGCGTTTCTTTTGCTGGCCGGTTCGGTGGTATGGCTGGCCCTGAGACAAAACCAGATGGATCGCCCACTAGGTTAAAAAAGGCACTATCTGCTTGGGGCTTTGGGTCAAAGCAAGCTGCGAGAAACTTTGCGAAGAGGCACAAGAAAAATGCGTAGTGTTGAGGAAATCCTAAAGCGTCACGATATTGCGCAGCGCCGCAAAGATAATTGGCGGCAGATTTACGAAGATTGTTATGAGTTCGGCTTGCCACAGCGCAATCTGTACGATGGCTATTACGAGGGCGGTGGCTCTCCGGGGCAAAACAAAATGGCTCGCGTGTTCGATAGCACGGCTATCAATGCAACACAGCGATTTGCCAACCGCATCCAGTCGGGCCTATTCCCGCCTTATGCACCGTGGTGCCGCCTAGAGCCGGGGCCAGAAATTCCAGAAGAGCGGCGCATCGAAGCACAAATGGCGCTGGATATGTACAGCGACACAATGTTTAGTGTGCTGCGCCAATCTAACTTTGATTTGGCTATGGGCGAGTTCTTGCTCGATTTGGCGGTCGGCACAGCTTGTATGCTGATCCAGCCCGGCGATGAGCTAAACCCAATCCGATTTACTGCGGTGCCGCAGTATTTGGTTGCTATTGAAGAGGGCGCACACGGCAAGGTGGATAATGTTTACCGGCGTATGCGTATGAAGGGCGAGGCCATTAGCCAGCACTGGCAAGATGCCGAAATCCCAGAGCGTATGCAGCGCATGATTGACGAAAAGCCGACTGAGGAAATCGAGCTTATCGAAGCCACACTGTATGAGCCTGAGATGGGTGAGTTCTGCTATCACGTCATTTGGCCGGAAGGCAAAGCCGAGCTATTAAAGCGTTACATGAAATCCAGTCCTTGGATCGTGGCGCGTTACATGAAGGTCGCTGGCGAGGTCTACGGTCGTGGGCCGTTGGTCACTGCTATCCCAGACATCAAGACGCTGAACAAGACGCTAGAGTTGCTGCTTAAAAATGCCAGCTTGTCGATTGCCGGTGTTTACACTGCTGCTGATGACGGCGTGTTGAACCCGCAAGCAATCCGCATTGCGCCGGGTGCTATTATCCCGGTGGCGCGTAATGGTGGCCCGCAGGGTGAGAGCCTGCGTCAGATGCCACGATCTGGTGACTTTAACGTGTCGCAGATCGTCATCAATGATTTGCGCATGAACGTCAAAAAGATTTTGCTCGATGACACACTGCCGCCTGACAATATGAGCGCAAGGTCTGCGACAGAGATTGCCGAGCGCATGAAAGAATTGGCGCAGAACCTTGGCTCCGCTTTTGGTCGTTTGATTACCGAGACTATGGTGCCAATGATTGCGCGTATCTTGTATGTGATGGATGAGCGCGGCTTGATTGAGATGCCACTGCGCGTCAACGGCCTTGAAGTTAAGGTCACGCCAGTCAGCCCAATTGCACAAGCGCAAAATATGGGTGATATCGAAAAGATTATGCAGTGGGTGCAAATGTCGTCAGCCCTTGGCCCCGAAGGTCAGATGGCTGTCAAGACAGGCAGTATTGCAGATTATGTTGCTGACAAGCTGGGTATCCCGGCTGAGTTGCGCACATCTCCAGAGGAACGCGAGATGATGATGCAGCAGGCAATGGAAGCCGCCCAGATGGCGGCACAAGCGGAGGCCGGTGAAATGCCAGAAGGTGAGGCACCGCCAGAAGGGGTATAAGAATGAACCCAGACGGTTGGGATGGTCTACGTTCTGTGGACCCTAAGATTGCAGAAAAACAGCAAGTAGACAAAGACGATATTGATCGTCTCTATTTGCGCGTATTCGCCAGTGACGATGGGGCAAAGCTGCTCACCCATCTACGCGCGCTGACGATAGAGCAGCCAACGTGGTATCCCGGCGAAGAGGCCAGCCACGGCTATGCTCGCGAAGGCCAGAACAGTCTGGTCAGGGAAATTGAGCGGCGCATGAAAAGAGCGAGATCACTATGAACGAAACTGATGGTCTGTTGGCCGATGCTCAAGTTGAGAGTGACGATAACCAACAGCAAGCAGAAGAAACAATCTCACACGTTAAGCCTGATGGCGAGACAGTTTCTAGTGACGCAGTAGCGTCAGAGGCGGCAACCGAAGAGGGAAAACCTGAGTGGTTGCCAGAAAAATTTAATACCGGCGAAGATTTGGCAAAGGCTTATTCTGAGTTGCAGAAAAAGTTTAGCCAAGGAAAGCACAAAGCCCCAGAAGAGTATGACGAAAGCGTGTTTGCTGAGGCTGGCATTCCAGAGGATGACGAGCTTTACACAACATACAAAGACTGGGCTAAAGAAAACGGCATTAGCCAGTCTGCGTTTGAAGAACTTGCTGGCAAGTTTATTTCTATGGCTGGTGAAGAGGCTGAGGCCGCAGACATTTCATACAAGGAAGAATATGAAAAGCTGGGCAACAATGCAGACGCAATCATTAAATCAATGTCTGACTGGGCTTCTGGTCTGGTGCGCAAAGGTGTTTGGTCTGAGGATGATTTTGAAGAGTTCAAAATTATGGGCGGCACAGCCCAAGGCATGAGGGCTTTGCAGAAAGTGCGCAGCTATTATGGCGACAAGGCTATTCCTGTTGACGTTGCGCCATTGGCCGGTGCGCCGTCAAAAGACGAACTGATGGCTATGGTTGGCAAACCAGAATATCAAACTGACCCAACATATCGAATGAAGGTTGAAAAAATGTTTGAGCAAGCGTTTGGCAATGACGAATACTCGCCAACTTAAAGGTCAAGAGGGAACTGTTTACAGTTCCTTCTTTTTTCAATATAATACCTGTTGACAGACAATCGGCTTTCGACCTGTCGCCAACGCTTGGGGGCGTAGCGTGTATGCCCAAGCCGCAGCCCGAAAGGATACCTGCTAGGCGCTAATCGTGTTTTAACTTTTACAAAGGAATAGGAAAATGGCTGTAGGCATTTCCAATGCTTTTGTGCAATTGTTCGATGCGGAAGTGAAGCAGGCTTATCAAGCATCTCGTGCTTTGGCTGGCATTACTCGCGAAAGAACAAGTGTCGAAGGCAATCAGGTGAAGTTCCCGAAGATCGGGAAAGGCACCGCAACAGTTCGCGTACCGCAAACTGACGTAACCCCTCTTAACGTGACCTATTCGCAGGTCACAGCAACAATGAGCGACTACATCGCTGCCGAATATAGCGACATCTTTTCACAGCAGAAAGTCAATTTTGACGAGCGCCGTGAATTGGTGCAAGTAGTCGGTGCAGCTATTGGTCGCCGTATGGATCAGCTTGTTATTGACGCGCTCAATGCAGCTTCCGCACCGTCAACCGTTGCAACAACTGTTGGTGGCGCAGGCACAAACATGAACCTTGCAAAGCTGCTCGCAGCTAAAAAGGCTCTGGATGTGAAGAACGTGCCAGCAGAAGGCCGCTGCATGATCATTCACGCAAACGGTTTGTCAGCATTGCTTGATGAGACAGAACTTACCAGCAGCGATTTTGCTACTGTGAAGGCTCTTTCAACAGGCGAGATCGACACTTTCCTCGGCTTTAAGTTCATCACACTTGGTGATCGTGATGAAGGTGGCCTGCCACTACCATCAACCCGCACTTGCTTTGCGTTCCATCGCGATGCAATCGGCCTTGGTATCGGCATGAACCAAAAGTCAGAAATCAACTACGTTCCTGAGAAAACGTCATTCCTCGTTTCTTCAATGTTCTCCGCAGGCGCGGTTGCCATTGATGACGATGGCATTGTCAAAATCTCAGCGACTGAATAGAAAGGAGTTTAGAAAATGGCTTTCTCTTCAGCAGGATGGAATGTTATCGGTGCAGCTAAATCTGGCAACGCACCATCAATGTACACCTACACATCAGCAGACGCGATTGCGACTGTGAACACCGAAGGTTATTTCAACGACTTGTCAGACACAGTGGCAGTTGGTGATGTGATCTTTGTTCACGACAGCGCGACCCCAACAATGTCAATCGTTGTTGTTCTGTCAAACGCATCTGGTGTTGTTGACGTATCAGACGGCACGGCTGTATCAGTCGCTGACGCAGACTAATTTAAGTGGGGCCGGGCAACCGGCCCCCTTTCCCTATTCTGGAGTAGCGCAATGGCGGCTGGTGATACCAAACTATCAATCTGTTCTGATGCTTTGATTATGTTGGGCGCTGCGCCTCTGTCATCATTTGCCACTGGCACCGATGAAGCGCAAGTTGCGGATCGTTTATATGACGATGTTCGCGACACCCTTTTAATGCAATATGCCTATTCTTGGTCTGTGCAAAAAGTGCAATTGGCGCAGCTTGCCAGTACCCCAATCAACGAATGGAAATACACTTATGCGCTGCCGGGCGACATTCTTGGCAACCCAAAGGCTGTGTTTAATACAAGCTCTGTCGGCGCAAATACGGTTCGCGATTTTGAGGTTTACAACCTTGGCCTTTATACAAACTACGAGAGCATTTGGATTGATTACCAGTTCCGGCCAGAGCCTGCCATTTTCCCGCCGTATTTTGTGCGGTTGTTAAAAATGGCGCTGGCGGCTGAGTTTGCCGAGCCGATCACTGATCAGATTACAAAGGCTGATTATTACCATCAAAAAGCATATGGTTCGCCGTCTGAAAATATGCGCGGTGGCTTGGTTCGCGTATCTATTAACATTGACGGTGCTGACCGCCCGGCGCAACAAATACAAGAGTTTCCCATTTCAGATATAAGGTTCTAGCATGAGCCGCATCATTCAAATACAGAATGACTTTACCGCTGGTGAGCTTGACCCAAAACTGCGGTCGCGTACTGACATCAGCCAATATAAGTCTGGCCTGTCAACTGCGCGGAATGTTAGCATCCAACCGCAAGGCGGGGCAAAGCGGCGTGATGGTACTAAGTTTATTGCAGAGCTAGACAGCGGTGCCGGTGATGCGGTGCGGATGGTGTCTTTTGAGTTCAGTATATCTGACAGCTATATGCTGGTGTTTACGCCCGGCAAAATGTATGTATTCAAAGACGGCTCGTTGATTACCAACATTAACAGCAGCGGCAATGATTTTTTAGCTGTGGCTAGTTTGACTAGCTCCATATTGCCAGAAATGAATTGGGTGCAGTCTGCCGACACAATTATTGTCGTGCATGAGGATTTGCCACCGACAAAGATTGTGCGTGGGGCTGGTGACAGCAATTGGACTGCCAGCACGATTAGTTTTGATTTTGTGCCTAAGTATGCTTTCACTTTAACTGTAACTGCCGGAAGCTCCTACAATACTGGTGTGCCACATGACCACCTAGAACCATCAGCTACATCTGGAAACCTTACACTAACAGCAAAGCACAGCGGGTCAGATGCAAATGAGTTTACTGACCCCGCCGATGATTATGTTGGGCAATATATCAACGTGACGCCATTTGGCCGGTTGCGGATTGTGCGCAAGGTATCAGATGCCAAGCTAGAATGTTTTGCCGAGGTGCCGCTTTTTGACACTGGCAACATTGATGATGCTGATTGGGAGCTTGAAGAGGGTTACGAGGATTCGTGGTCAGGTAGTAGAGGATATCCGCGCAGCGTGACGTTTCACGAGGGCCGTTTATATTTTGGCGGCACGAAACAACGCCCATCAACTATCTTTGGGTCTAGGGTTGCGACCTTCTTTAACTTTGACCCCGGCGAGGCACTCGATGATGCGGCGGTTGAGGCAACACTCGACACCGGCACATTTAACGCAATTGTCGATATCTTTTCTGGTCGTCACTTGCAAATCTTTACGACTGGCGCAGAGTTCTATGTGCCGCAGACATTAGACACGCCAATCACGCCCAGTAACCTTATCGTCAAGCAGCAGACTGCGTTTGGCAGCAAGCCCGGCATACGATTGCAAAACGTGGACGGCTCGACCTTGTTTATCCAAAGGCAAGGAAAAGCGATACAAGAGTTTATTTATAGTGACGCGGTGCAAGCGTACACGTCAGCCAAGATATCTTTGCTGTCATCGCATCTGCTAAAGACGCCAGAGGAAATGGCGGTGCGTGTCGCAACGTCTACTGATGAGGGCGACCGTCTAATGCTGGTAAACGGCGAAGATGGCAGCATTGCCTGTTATACATTGCTGCGCAGTCAGAACGTCATTGCGCCGTCAGAGTGGACAACCGATGGCGATTTTATCAATATCGGTGTTGACGTTGACGACATTTATGTTGTGGTAAAGCGCACGGTAAATAGCGCGACTGTTTATTATGTTGAGTTATTTGATCCTGCTGCGTTGCTTGATTGTTCGGTGACAGGCGGGGCTGCGGCGTCAGTGAACATGACGCACCTAGAAGCTAAAACAGTTAAGATTATCCGCGACGGCATCGTTGAGCCTGATCAAACCGTTCCGGCGTCACCGTTCACTGTTACCTTTGCCGCTGCGGCGGCTACAAGCCACGAGGTCGGCCTTAACTTTACGCCAGAGGTAAAGACACTACCAGTCGAGCCAAACCTGCCGAGCGGCTCTATAAAGGGCTTTAAGAAGCGGATCTTTGAGGTAAACGCTGAGTTGTTTGAAACGCAGTCTTTAACAATCGACAGCAAGCTAATCGCGTTTCGCCAGTTTGGCGCAAATGTGTTTGGCAGCGCGGTGCCTGAGTACACAGGCATCAAGACATTGCACGGCCTTTTGGGTTATACTTATGATGGGCAAATAACAATCGGCCAAGAGGTGCCATTAAAAATGACACTGCTAGGCATTGATTATAAAGTGAGCGTAGGACAGTAATATGGCACAAGCACTTCCATTTATTATGGCTGGCTTAACCGCCGCGAAAATGTATTCGCAATTAAAGGCGGGGCAACAGCAAGCTAAAGGTCTGATGCGCCAAGCCGCATTTAAAAGAGTGCAAGCCAGATCTGAGGCTCTTAAATATAAACAGCAGGGCGTTGCAGTTATGGACAACATATTGCAAACCAAAGCGTCAATTAACGCCCGCATCGCCGCTGGGGGGCTTGAGACATTTAGTGGAAGCGCTAAAGTTTTAGGTGTTATGGCCGAAGCTAAAGGCGCAAACGAACTTTACATTAGCCGTGATGGTGAGCAAATTGCATTTGGCACTGGTGAAGCGCAGGCAATGCAGTATGCGTCACAAGCCAAATCAGCGATGGCGGCTGGTAGAACTGCCGCGCTTGGCACTCTGACGAGCGCCGTGGCAGGGCAAATGGCTTTAGGCGGTGCGCCGGGTGGTTCAACAGGCGGCTCTTACCTAACAAATGCCGATGACGTTATGGGCGCTGGTGGGGGCTTGTAATGGCAGAGCTACCAAAATACAGACCTTTAGGCGTAGGCATACCGTCAGTGCCGACTGTTGACTTTGTGGCGACAGGCGCAGCTAAAGCTCGCGCACTTGATGCTGTTACCAAAGGTCTTAACAGCATGAGCGATTATGTTTACAAAAAACAAGTTGCCCAGACACAGCGAGAGGCAATGCAGTATGCGTTTGAAAACCCAGTAACCGCTGAACAAATTGAGCAAGCCCTCGCTGATGGCCGAGACATGAGCGAGGTTGTCGGCGACCCTGATACAGTGTTTGGCGCGGTGACGACTGCGGCCACAGCAACCCAGTTATCTACTGAGCTACAAACACAACTAACATCAAAGCTTGCTATCTATAATGGAATGATTGAGGGCGGCGATCCTAACTTTGACCCACAGTCTATGCGCAACGATTTAACGGCTATGATCACAGGTCATAGCGAAATAATCGCGGGTGTAGACCCGGAGGCTGCGCTAAAATACAACGCGACCGCAAACACACTATCTGCGGCCACATATAAATCAGGACTTGAACATAGCTTTAAAATAGCCCAAGCCCTCACAAAAGACCGGGCAAATGCAGAGCTTGATAAATTGCCTAACATTGTAAAGCGCGTTTTGTTAAACCACGCTGGCGACATTGGTGTTACTACCGGCACAATCGCTACCCAATTAAAAGTTGCTAACAACGCAATCATTGAGACTGGTGATGCCGCATTTATAGAAAGCGCCGGAACTAAGATTAGGGATATTGTAACTGAGCAATATCAAAACGTCCTAGCCGACTGGGCTGGGCAATCAAGCGCAAACACAAAGAGCGCCCTGCAAGGTAATTTTGGTGACAGGTTTACCAGTTTATATGGCATCCTTGACGATAAAGAAAAGGCTGGTGTTCGCGACTTAGTTAGAAAACAGCGCGATGCTCGTATAGCTGATAATAAAGTTGCTAAAGACCTTGGCCTTGCTAACGCCAAAAAAGAAGTGCAGCGCATACAAACAAGGATGGCTGACTTAGCGCCTACTGCTTACCAAGGCGCAGATTATAATTCTGCTGTTGATCAGTTGCAGGCGTTAGCTATTCTGTATCCAGAGGCCGTAACACAATCATCTATTACATCGCTAGACAAAGCGCTTGATCCCAGCAAAGACCCCAAGTCGAACTTTGCTGGTATGTTTGAATTAAAGCGCAGGGTTCTAAGCAACGAAATACAGACAATGGATGATTTAGAAAAGCAAGCAACGAACCTCGGCGTTGGCGCAAAAGATTATTATTCAATTGTGCCGTTCTTGCAAACAGACGTAAAAGCAGAAGCAACAGCCGTTGATCGGATTATTCGGCGTAACGCTAAAATTGTTGATGGGTCAAATGCAAGCGAAAAACAATCCAAAGCGTATTTTAAGTTTGATAGAGTTTTGACCGAAAGACATGATGCAAAGATAGAAGAGTGGGAGCAAGGTGGAAAAGTTGGTATAATGCCAACAAAACTGCAAACAGCTAAAGAAATTGACCTAGAGTATCGCCGCAGCGATGAGCAAAAAGATGTTAACAATGCTGTTGCAAACCTTGCCAGAGACTTTGGGCCAGGTGGCGCGCAAACACCTCTTAATATTTTAATTGACGAAGATACAACAGAACAAGACATAAAAGACGCTTTAATCGCTAAAGGTGTAGAAGGCCGGAAATTAGCTGCGCAACTGGATTTGGTAAAGTCTAGGATTAGCACTATGCAGCGGGCTGTTGAAAGAAGGGATGCTCTACGATGACTGATGATTTTGCAAGAGCGTTTGATGACAGGTTTGCGTCTAATGTTATGGTTGACACGCCGCCTGTTCTGCAAATCCCATCAATGGATACACCACCAGACCCAGTGCAGCCAGAGGCACCAGAGGTAACTGAAAAACAATTGTTGCTTGACCCGCAGTTTGCAGCAGCGGCGCGTGACGTGCATTTGCTGTTTGAGGGTGAGCCGTTTGAGGGTGACGATCAAATGGCGGCGCGCTACGGCATAGATGCAATCGGTGAGTTTAATTATAACTTTGCTGGCCCGGCTGGTATCCCCGGCGAAAGTGGTATTAGCTCGCCCGGCACTATTGGTCAGGCAGCAGCGCTAATGACTAGCGGCTCACAAGATCAGGCCAAATCATTTGTTTACCTTATGGATCGTTATGATCAATTGCCCAACTTTACACTGGCTGGCACTGCTCGCATGATACGCGGTATGGTTGCTGACCCTAGCGTTTACACTGGCTTTGGTACATTAGGCGCTGGTTTCTTGGTTCGCAAGACTGGGGCTACTGGCATCAAAAAATTATTAGTTGAGATAGCAAAGCGCCCCGGCACGTCAGCCGCTGTATATACTGGCGTTGAAGCTGGGGCTGCCGATCAACTAACGCAGGGCGTTGAGCGCAAAGCTGGGATAGACATTGACCCAGCAACAGGCGCACTGCGCACTGCGTTGACTGCTGGCGTTGCTGGCACAATGGGTGGCGGTTTAGTCAAGGGCGGCGAGATGTTAGCGCGTGAACTTGGGCCTGCTATTGGTGACGTTATTAGCCAAGCTGGGCAGTCAGCCGAAGCGCGGATGGCCGAGCGCGGGCCTATTACTGACCGCGTTATGTCTGGCGCTGATCCTATGGAAGTGATTGACCCGGCGTTAGCTGCGGCTGGTAAGTTGGCTAGGGGTGGATCAACAGAAGCGCATCCAAACAGGATAGCAACAAGATTGCCAACAGCAGTTAGAGCAACAGAAAATCCCATAGATGAACCCTTGCAAATTGGTTTAGCTGAATCAAAAGCAGACCCGGTGCAATTTGAACATAATGTTAAAATTGTCCAAGATTACCCAAACATGACTGAGGCGCAATCACAGTTGCCCCCAGAGCAAGCGTCAGAAGAGTTCATAACTCATGTTAAAGATAATTTGCTTTGGATACACGACAAGATCCCAGATGAAACAAGGCAAAGATCAAAACTATGGTATGACGGTGCGAGGGCTATAACTGACAAATGGTCTGCAAAGTATAATTTACCTGACGCATCAATAGCTGGCACTCTAGCTGCTTTGTCTCCGCAAATGGATTGGTATAAAAACGTCAGCCTTGCCGAGCGTGTTATTACAACGATGGCAAACCGTGATGTTCCTGCTAGTAAAGAGATGATTGCGTTTGCTAAACAACTCGACCCTAAAACAAAAAAACCAAAACTGGCCGAAAAGTTTCAGCCAATAGTTGACGACATGCTTGGCAAAACCTTAAACGATCTTGATAGCCCACTAAAAAGAGCTATATTTGTTCGTTTGTATGATGAGGTTAATAATCCAAGAACACACAATATTATTAGCCCAGAAGGCGATTTGATGGAAACTGTAAAGAGGGCTGACGGTTCTGAAGCTGGAACAGGTTGGGGCAGTTTTGTTGAAATAACCAAAGCTGTTGAGGCTGTTGAAAGTGGTGGGGATAAGGCTGTTCTAACGCCATTGATGGGTACGCAGCACAAAGTGCGAAGTTTTTATAACAACATTCTCGACCCTAATGGGCCTAATGGTGATGTAACAATTGACACGCACGCAGTGGCCGCTGGCTTGTTAAAGCCCCTGTCAGGTCAATCAACAGAAGTGCATCACAACTTTGGCAGCGCCCCATCTATTGCACAAAGATCCGCGAACTGGAAAGGCGCAACAAAGAACTCTAGTGTTACTGGCGTTCAAGGGAATTATGGTCTTTATGCAGAAGCATATAGAAGAGCAGCACAAGAACGTGGTATTCTTCCAAGAGAAATGCAGTCAATAACTTGGGAAGCTGCTCGCGGGTTGTTTACAGATGTATATAAACGCGCCAAAAAAGATGGTGAATTTGTAAATGTTAAAGCAGTTGATGGTTTTTGGCAAAAGTACCGCAAGGGCGAAATGACTATAGATGAGGTAAGAGATGCAATCGAACAACACGCAGGGGGAATTAACCCCCCAACTTGGAAACAGTAACCCAGTTATTGAGTTGCTTAAAGAATATGGCATCCCTGTTAACAGGGAAAACTATTTACAGTTGGCTTATCTTGGCGAGCCGCCAGAAGAGTTAAGCGCAGAGGAAGAGCTAGAACTGCCAGAACAGTTACGAAATTAAGGAATAAACAATGGCAATACGCGGCCCAAGAGATTTAGAAGATAAGCTCGACCAGCTTTCCAAACAGGAGCCGGATGCCGACCTGACTGATGACGGCATCCAGCCTGCTGGTTTTGCCCGGTCATTAGGCCGTCAAGCCGCTGGGGAAATTATCAAGCCTCTAACAAAGCGCGGTGCGCGTGTTGATCCTGATTACAAGGTAACAGAAGAAATAACAAAGCCGGTTGACGTTATTGACCAAGACGGCACTGCCACAGATATTATGGACATTCAGCCGCCTGTTGAGGCGCAAACAAAAATAGAGCCGCAAATTGTGCCGCCTATAAAAAAGCCAAAGCCATCAACAGAAGAACGTGTCGAAGAGGTGATGGCCGAGCGTCAAGAGGCTATGGGTGGTGCGCGCACAGTGCCATCGCCCAGCAAAAAGCAGTTAGCAGAGGGCGTTGAGGCTGGCCCAATTAACACTAGCTTTTATGATAGCGATAGTTTAGCAGCAACAGCTAAGGCTGTGGCCGGGAATACTGAACCTGACTATCAAGCTCAAACAGTTGAGAGCTTATATAGACGCGCCTTTATGTCTGGCGTTCCTAAGAAAACATTAGACGCAATGTTTCGCGGCATACCAATGCAAAGCAAGGTTGGCAACAACCAGTTAGCGACACAGCTTGCTGGATTGCAGGCACTGCATGATGTTAGCGCACAAAAGGTTGATGAGCTTATGACGCAGGCTGCGTCTGGCCTTCTAACTGACCTTGGCAAGTTTGAGTTGCGCGAGGCTTTGTCGCAGCATGAGGTAATCCTTGGCACGTTAAAGGGCGCAAAGCGTGACGTGGCTCGCAGCATGAATGTGTTTAAGGGTGCGCGTGAACGCAATCTGCCATCGCTCGACATCCGCGCCGTTCTTGACGGCGCTGGCGGCGATGATCAATTGCGCGCCCTAGCTGACAATTACATGAAACAAGAAACCCGCGCTGCCAAAAACAAAGTCCTTGAGGTCGGCATTATCCGCAAAACATATGACAGTATCATTTATGCGGCGCAGTCTACGTTCCTGACTAACTGGGAAACGCATCTGTTCAACAGTGCCGCTAACTTTGGAACGCTAATCGCTGACGTTCCAGAGCGCGCCGTTGCTGTTCCAATTGGCAAGGTAAGAAAGCGCATCGCAAAAACACTGGGGCTAGAGTACAGCCCGGATGAGTATTACCGTCAGGACATTTACGCCAGAACATCTGCATTTTATAACGGCATTATGGATGGTTGGTCGTTAATGTCTCAAGGCGCAAAGACAGGGTCAACAAAAGACGCGGCGCGCAATCCGATATCATCTGCATATTTTAGCAACACGCCCCTGATGCTGCTTGGCAAAGAGGTGGCTAGAACGCCAGAGTTAAAGAACACGCTGGCTGGGAAAGTGCTTGATAGCTTGGGGATGATTTACTCAATCCCTATGCGCGCCCTTGGTGCTGGCGACCAGTTCTTTGGTGGTATTGCGCAGCGTATGGAATTGCACGAGCAGGCTTGGCGTTACGGCGCGCAAATATATGACAAGAAGCTGGCCGATGGCGGTACAGCAGATGAGGCGCTGTCTGTTTCACAAGAGGCCGTAAACAAGTTTTTGACTGAGCGTCCAGCAGAGGTTGACGCTAGTGTACAGAGCTTTAGAAAGCAAGCGACACTGATGGCCGACATTGACCGGCAATCAAACCTTGGCCGTATGTATCACGGCGCGCTCAAGGTTATGAACAACCCGCTAGTCAAACCGATCATGTTGTTTAGTAAGTCAGTCACAAACCTAGCCATTGAGGGCGCGGCTCGTGTGCCTATTTTAAACTTTATGTCGCCACGCTTTTACAGTGAGTGGGAAAAGGGTGGCAGGCACCGTGACCTAGCCATTAGCCGTATTGTTGTCGGCGGCACTATGGGTCTTGGCTCTTACTATCTAGCTTACAACGGCAGGCTCACTGGCGCAGGCCCGGCAGATACAGAGGACAGAAACAATTTAAAGCGCATTGGTTGGCAAGATTTTAGCTTGCGCCTAAACAATGACGAGATGTCGGATGAGAATATTGATCGCATAAATAAAATTCTTGGCGCTGGTACAATTCAGCGCGGCACCGGCAATATGGAGGGCAGCACGTTTATGTCATTAAAGAGGCTTGAGCCGGTGACAATACCATTGCTGCTTGGTGCTGCTTATGCCGACGCTGTTAAATACCGCGCCTATGATCCAGACGACACGCAGCTTAGTATTATGTTTGACGCAATGGCTGCGGCACTGTCTGAGTATTCCACTAATATGCCAGCGATGCAGTCAGTAAACGAGCTAATGCGTATTGCCAACCAGCGCCAGACAGACAGCGGTGACAGGATTTATGCTGCGGTTGATGCTTATGTGCGTCAGGTGAGCAACGTGGCTATTGCTGGAACGCCTGTGGTTGGTTTAGCTAACAGCGCAATTGTTGGCAAGATTGAGCGCATACTAGACCCGGCTGCAAGTAACACAGCAGTCAATCAAGCGCAGGTAGAGTGGGCAGATGATGTGTTGGGAATTGACGCAACGCAGCTTGGTGTTCGCGCTCTCTTTGAGGCTTATAATAAAATGATGAGCCGAGTTCCAACAAAGGCAAACAAACTGCCGCCAAAGTTAGACGAGCGCGGCAAGCCTATTGAATATAGCCCTGATTATTCTTGGGTGCCTATGGCTATGCAAAAGGGAAAACGTGACGAGGTGTCTGAGATTTTAGCGGCGATTAATCACGGCATTGCGTATCCAAACTTTGAAATCAATGGTGTTGGCCTGACGGCAGAGCAACAAAATATGTATTTAAAGTTGCAGCAAGACCCAGACCCTGACACCGGGATGACAATGGATGAGGCTATTGTTGACGTTATAAACCAGCGCCTCAATGACGCTGATCTGCTTGGCATTGCCCCGGCGATTGGCTCATTGCAAAATGACGTTAACACTGTGGTGTCTGATTATCGGGCTAGAGCGCGAGAGTTTATGTTTGGCAAAACCATCAAAGATAGAGACACCGGGCTTGTTGATTACACATTAGAGACAGATGACGGCACTGCTATTCTTTACCCAGATACGGCAGCGGCAATTGCTAAGAACCAGCAAAAGGTCAATCTATACGGCAGGTAATAAATAGGCTATAATCACGGCAACCATATGAGGCACAAAAATGGCTGACTATAACATCAACGCAATTACACGCAGGGTCGTGTTTACCGGGTCAGCCGGTCTGGGGCCGTATGCGTTTTCGTTTGAGATATTGGCTAACACCGACATCGTTGTTTATTTTAACGCAACCAAACTGACACTGACCACAGATTTTACTGTCACTATAAACGCTAATGGCACTGGTTCAGTTACACTGATTGTTAATGTTGGGGGCAACATACCGGCCACGCCAACAGCATCTGATCAAGTTGTTGTGATTGGTGCGCGAGACATTGAGCGCGTGACAGACTTTGTGACAGCCGGTGACTTGCTGGCATCGAGCCTTAATGAGCAGCTAGACGCGCTGACAATTTTTGATCAACAGGTTGCAGAAGAAAACAGGCGCGGCCTCCGCGCCCCTGTCTATGACCCTGCACTGGTTGAGGATGGCGGTGTTGTTGATATGACATTGCCAGCAAAGGCTGACCGGGCGCTAAAGTTTCTAGCGTTTGACAGCAACGGCAACCCAATCGCCACAACTACGGCTGGCGACTTTAGAGGCACTTGGGCAGCGGGCGTTGATTATTTTGCTGGTGATCTAGTTATTGACCCAGACGATAACAATGTTTATCGCGTTAATACAGCGCACACATCTGCTGGTGCAGTTCCTCTAAACACAAACACAAACAGCGCAAACTATGACTTGTTTGTAAACATATCTGCGGCGCAAACTGCTCTGATTGAAAGCATAGCGTCTCAATCCGCTGTAGAATTTTCACTAATCTTAGGATAGTAAAATGGCTAACACTTTTAAACTAAAGACTAATGGGGCTATGCCAGCTAGTTCTGGCACGCCTGACACGCTTTATACAGTTCCGGCTGCAACTACTGCGGTAGTTGTTGGGCTGACACTGGCAAACATCCACACAACCTCAGTCACAGCCACGGTTCAGATCGTTTCTACAACGGTTGATACTGAAACCAACGAGACAGTCAGCGTTGTTAAAGACGTTCCTATCTTGGTTGGGTCATCATTAGAGTTAATGTCTGGCAACAAATACATTTTGCAGACTGGTGACGTGATCAAGATTGATTGCAGCGTGTCTGCCAAGATAGACGCAACGCTAAGTGTGACGGAGATAACCTGATGAGGTACATTGGTGCTGACGCGAACAACGCTAACAATCAAGTTTACACCTACACGGCTTCTGGCGGTGAGACTAGCATTTCTGGTGCAGACAATGGCGGTTCAGTTCTGGCGTTTTCGTCTGGCGCAAATCTGACTGTGCATCTTAACGGCGCATTGCTAACGGCTGGCACTGACTACGACACAAACACAGCGAACACTATTGATGGCCTTACTGCCTTAACAGCAAGCGACAGCGTGGTTGTTACTGTCTACCGCTTACACAATGGGGCTGATGCTATGCCGCTGGTTGGTGGTACATTTAGTGGCCCTGTTGACTTTAGCAATTCTGTTGCTGGCACTACCGAGGTAAACGCCACAGTCACAGGCAATGTGACGTTAGACTTTTCTAAACATCAGAACTTTGTTTTGACGCTAACTGGCAACACGACTTTAGACAATCCCACTACTGAAGCAGTCGGTCAAACTGGTTTCATTACCTTTATTCAAGACAGCACTGGCGGCTATACAGTATCACTGGACACTGACTACGAGACTGCGGCTGCTGCTGGGTTGACACTATCTAGCACGGCAGACACAACAGACATTGTGCCTTACATCGTCACTGCATCGAACCGCATTTTGCTTGGCGCACCACAACTAGCTTTTGCATAGGAGTTACTATGTCAGGCCCACTAGGTTCCTCACAATGGATGTACGCTTCTGGCGCAGAGGCAGTTACCCAGCAATCCCTCAAGTTCAACGATGACGAAAGCCAGTATCTAAGCTGGACGCCTGCATCTGCTGGCAACCGCAAGACTTGGACTTGGAGTGGCTGGGTCAAGCGTGGAAAAATTAGTGGGTCAGGTTATTCTGTATTATTTGGCGCTGGTGGCACTACTAACAATGACCAACTCCTATTTAGAATGACAAGCGATGAAGGTCAGTTATTTTGGAGACAAGAAGCAAGCAACGTTGCCAACGCAAAACAAAATTCTATAGCATTATTTCGTGACCCATCGGCTTGGTATCATATCGTTATGGCTTACGACAGTACAAACGCAACAGAGATCGACAGAATAAAAATATATGTTAACGGTGTTCGGATTGAGCTAGATAACGATAACAAAATTGAATTAGATAGAGAAACCCAAACTAATAATACTGTTGATCACCATATAGGTTACGCTCCTCAAGTCTCAGACTACTTTGACGGCTATATGTCCGACATCAACTTCATTGACGGTCAAGCACTAGACGCAAGTAGCTTTGGTGAGACTGTCAACGGCTACTGGAAAGCAAAAGACTACGCTGGCACATACGGTACAAACGGTTTCCACCTAACCTTTGAAGATGACGTTGTGTCTGAAGGGTTCAATACTGCTACCTATCGTGCAAATGCTGGTACGCAAAGCATAAGTGGCTTGGGCTTTAGTCCAGATTTCGTTTGGACGAAGGCAAGAAACAATAGTTTCCACCACGAACTTTATGACACTGTTAGAGGTTCTACTAAAAAGCTGGCATCAAGCCAGACAAACGCAGAGTCTACAAAGGCAGACTCATTAACGTCTTTTGATGCCGATGGCTTTACATTAGGTTATCAAGAAAACTCTAACTATGTTGCTGGTAATGGCGGTGTCGCTTGGTGCTGGGATGCTGGCAGCGGTTCACCTGTCAGCAATACTCAAGGGTCAATCACCAGCACGGTCAAGGCAAATCCTAGCTATGGGTTTAGCATCGTGGGCTGGGCTGGAACTGATGGTTCTTCACAAACTGTTGGTCACGGTTTAAATTCTACGCCAGAATTATTTATAATTAAAAACAGGACTACGGCGGGTCAATCTTGGTTAGTGTATACAACTGCTATTGATGGTTCTCTTGATTTTTTAACTCTTGAGAACACTGGTGCTAAAACCGATTCAGGAGCCAACGCCCCAACATCTTCAGTTTTTTCGGTTAGCGGTAATTCATCAAACAAATCAGGGTCAAATCACATAGCCTATTGTTTCCATTCGGTGGCTGGCTACTCATCCATCGGGTCATACAGCGGCACAGGTTCGGCTAACAATTCTGTAACTGGTCTAGGCTTCAAGCCTGCTTGGCTTATGATTAAGAAAACCAACGATACTAAGGATTGGTGCATTTATGACAGTACAAGGCATCCCGGTGCATCTACTGATACACGATTAGAAGCAAACGATTCTTCTGCCGAAGTGTCTAATTCTACTATTGAAATTACGTTTGATGATGATGGGTTTACTTTGGTTGGCACTGGCTCAACAATTAACCAATCTGGCGGCGAACACATCTATATGGCCTTTGCCGACACACGCGAAGCAGCCTTCTGGAAAGACGTGTCTGGGCAGGGCAACCACTGGACACCTAACAACCTAGACTATCGTGATACCTTGCCTGACAGTCCTGTCAACAATTGGTCTGTAATAAACTCCCTAGTAACTCGTGGAGACGTTACAGAAAAAGCTGTTTTTTCCGAAGGCAATTTAAAAGTTCAAGGGCAGACTAGCGGCACAGCATCGCAAGCTGCACAAGGCACAATACAATTCCCCGCTACTGGAAAATATTATTTTGAGGTTTTAATTCTTAGTAGCGATAGCGCATCTGCTTGGCACGTTGGCATTTGCAGCGGTTACAGCAATTCAGGAAGCGCTAGTGATAGCGACGTTTATTATCGTGAAGATGGTCAGAAACGTATCGACGGCACAAATTCATCTTACGGTGCTACTTACACAGCAGACGATATTATAGGCATTGCTGTAGACATAGACGGAGATGAAGTCGAGTTTTTCAAAAATGGTGCTTCACAAGGAACAATTAGTCACGCATTAGACGGCGACTTTATTCCGATGCTGTTTGTGCCGCCGACGGCTGACCAAGCGGTTGTCAACTTCGGTCAAGACAGCACCTTCGCTGGCGCAAAGCCGATGGGTGAGTACACCGATGACAGCGAACTGGGAACATTCCAGCACCAGCCACCGGCGGGTTTCAAATCCTTGTGTACGGCTAACCTTCCTGACCCTTCAATAATTTCTGGCACTGAGTATTTCAATACGGTGCTTTATACTGGTAATGGCTCTACAACACAAACAATAACAGGGGTTGGGTTTGGCAGCGCACCAGACTTTGTTTGGATTAAAAACAGAACAAGCGTTTTAGACCACAATATATATGATGTAATTCGTGGGGATGGTAAAAAATTAAAGACAAACAAGACTGATGCTGAAACTGATGTTGGCACCGACTTTACTTTTGAAACAGACGGATTTTTTGTTGGCAACCGTACTGAAACAAACGAAAACGGTTCTGCAATAGTAGGCTGGAACTGGAAAGCTGGCGGCACTGCGGTCAGCAATACCGCAGGCAGCATTACGTCACAAGTTTCCGCGAATACTGACGCAGGGTTTAGCATCGTTGGCTGGACTGGCTCTGGTTCGGCAGCCACGATTGGACACTCTCTGGGCGTTGAGCCTTCTATGATTATTGTGAAGAACCGCATTGACGGTAGAAACTGGTCAGTGTGGCACAAAGACCTGTCATCTAATGACCATTATTTGCGGCTTGACAGCACAGATGCACAAGCAAGTGCAGGCGCAAACTACTGGAACAGCACCGCACCAACATCATCTGTGTTTAGTGTTGGTGCTGAAGGCGATGTGAATGATAGCGGCGATGGAATGATAGCCTACTGTTTCGCAAACACCGATACCACTAAGGCTGGTTCCTACACCGGCAACGGCAGCACCAGTAATTCGCCGTTTGTTTACTTAGGTTTCCAGCCATCTTTCTTT